ATTAGCCCATTGTACAGTTGATGAGTACTCACACTCCGAGCAGTTTTGGAATAATTACCTTGAACTTCGTGATATGTGCGTGGAGTTGGGTATCTATGAAAAGATACCCGAGAGAACCAAGTTTTGCGGGCAACACATTCAGGATAAATAATCTTCTTCCTTCATATTAAATGAAGACTCCCCTCAGCGTCTTGCTGACAGTCATTGCGTATTATATAACGATATATGGAATTACTGTCATACCTCATATGAGTAATAACTATTTCTTGAACTTGACAGTGATGACCCTCGTGGTTCCAAATATTTTGAGATACATCATTGGCAATGTACCAAGACTCGCGGTTGACAGACTTTTTATGATTTCAACAACGATGATTGCGTTCTTGATTACATATGTTATGAATCTCATGATGAGTGATACAAAGGATGCGGTGAAGGAATATGGAAGTGACAGAAGCAAGACACTTAAGTTGAGTGCCTTGCTCATGACAGCGTTTGCCGGAGGAGCTTTGATTACCTATTATTCAGGTATTGATAACTCAATCTATTCTAATATGGGTTGGGAGTCAAATCAGGGCTTGACAATTTGATCCTTCACAAAGTAGAAGACCACAGCAGCAACCAAACCGGTTGAAGCCAAGCCCACCATGCTTCGGGACCCTTGTTCGTTGAGGAACTTGGGGATTGAAGTAACAAGCTTGTCTTGAACTGGCTTAGACACAGCAAGAGCGGCAGCAGCACCCGCAACGAGAGCGATCAATTGATCGTCGGTGAGGTTGAGTGGGTTCTTGCTTTCTGGCTTCGCTTCCTGTTGTGGCATAGCGTAAGCACCCTGGGGTTGTGGAGCAGTCATTTGTGGCATCATGCCTTGCATTCTGGGCTCCTCTGTCATCATTGGTGGTTCCATCATAATGTCATTAATTGGGGTGGAGTCCATCGTCTGTTTATTTTGACTGACATTTTTTTCGGGTTCCGAAAACGCTGGTTGTTCATTATTGACAAATGTTGTAGATCTATTGTCACTAATTGGTACCATTCCATCACCATTATCCGCCAGGTTGAGGGTATTAATATCCGTGGACATTTAGTATAGTCTTATGTTTTTGAGTTAGAGATTTCACACAATTTAAGATTAAGAATGAATGATTTTGTTCAACAACCAATGATAACATACATTGGCAACAAGAGGAAACTTGTCAATAAGATTGAAGAAGTTGTCAAGAGACTTCAACCTCAAACATGCGCCGATGCCTTTTCTGGATCCGGTGTTGTCTCAAGAATGTTATTGAACCACTCTGAGAAATTGTATGTGAATGATCTTGAACTTTATTGTGAAATCCTTTCAAAGTGTTTTTTGGTGACCCCCTCCTGGGCTAATGCCGATGATATTGTTCGGCACCTTGAGGAGATGAATAGATGTCCAGATAAAGTTGGGTTTTTCACAGAGATGTATGCGTGCCAAGAGAGACAGTTTTATACTCCTGAAAATGGAAGAAGAATTGATGGTATGTTGGATTACATTGAGAGATGTGTCCCTGATCAACTTAAACCATACTGCCTTGGACCACTCCTCGTGAAGGCGAGTATTCACACAAATACTTCGGGGGTCTTCAAGGGCTTCCATAGAGGTGGTTGGGGTGGTAAAGGTGGTCATGCGCTGGACAGAATCACAAAGAGAATTGAAGTTGAGTGTCCAGTGTGGTTGGAGCCGACAAGGGATGTTGAGGTACGGCGCCAAGATGCTTGTGATTTTCTGAGGGAACTCCCCAAAGTAGACCTCATCTACCTGGATCCACCCTATAATCAACACCCATATGGATCAAATTACTTCATGCTTAACCTCATATGTACCAATGAGAGACCTCATACAGTTTCAAAAGTATCAGGTATCCCTGGGGATTGGAACAAAAGTCAGTACAATAGTAGAGGTAAAATTAGAGAAGCTATGGAACTTACCTTGAAGTTAGCTACCGAGAAAGCGAAACATACCTTGGTGTCCTACAATAATGAAGGTTTCATCAAACCTGAAGAGTGGGAAGAGATCTTGAGACCCTATAGATACGAAAAAATTGAAATTGACTACTCATCCTACAAGGGGGGTCGTAACCTAAAGAATAGACCAAAGAAGGTTACCGAGTTCCTCTTTATCATTTCGCTTTTGTAATCTTAAGGTGTGTCTTCTTGGTGGCTTTCTTGGCATCCTCCTCACTTTGATCCAAGTATTTGGGATTGTACATCTTTTTATGGAGTTTCCAGAGGTTGGGACTTCCAACCCTAAACCCCTTTCTAACTGTGGCTTTGTACCAGAATACACAGTCAGTGATCTTATTAGATTTTACAGTATTGTCTAATACGAGGCACTCGTAGTTTTCTGTACACGCATCCATCACTTTTGAAAACATGTCAAATGAGGGGAAGATCCCAAAAAATGATTTGTACAATTTCTCTCTATTCTGAATGATATTTTCCCTAAGTATAAATACATAATCTACATTTGCCCTAAGTGCTGGTGGCAGATCCATGACATACTGCATTGTCAACATGAAGAAGATATTATAGTGCCTACCATTCATGAAACACTGGCGAATACAAGTATCCTTCAGGAACTTACTATCATACATACAATCATCAAGGAGCATGAAAGCACCATTATATGGATTCTTCCCCTTTGTGCCAACTATCTTTCTCTGCCTGGATATAACCCGCTCTATTGCATCTCTGTCGTATTCACCGTAGACAAAGAGGTCTGGAATAAACTCACCGTAAAAGTGATTCCCCTCCTCCGTACCCGATAGTACAATCCCTGCTGGTATATGTTTCTTGTGATACATAATATCCTTTACTAAGGTTGACTTCCCTGTGTTACGCTTTCCGATAAACACACAGACTCTGTCATCCGACATAGTCTCGGGTTTGAATTTCCTCAATTGAAGATTCATTCTACCATAGTGTCTCGTTTTATTTAGCAAAATTTTACTCACATAATGTAGGAATGTCAGGTCGTTTGAGACTTGCCGCCACTGGAGTCCAAGACCAATGGCTCACAGGAGATCCACAGTTTTCATATTTCCTGATGAACTTTAGAAGACATACAAAGTTTGCTATAAATTATATTGAAAGTCAGTTTGATGGAGATTCCACATTTGGTAAAACCGTTACTTGCCGTGTTCCAAATGATAGAGGAGACTTGATTAAAAACTTGAATTTGAAAATAACCCTTGACGACCCCTCTTCTGGGTATGAATGGTGTCCATCTGTTCTGTCACATTTAGTGGAGAGTGCCGAACTTCTTATTGGTGGACAAACCATTGAGAAAATTACAGGTGAGTACATATACATTCACCAACAACTCCATAATACAGATGATGATATAGATCAGACTGTGTACTTTCTGAATAGCCATGGTGAAACACTCGCACACACAGGTGATTATACATACTTTATGGACCTCCCATTTTACTTTTATCGTAATCCAAGTCTGGCTATTCCAACATGTGCCCTCACTAAACAGATTGTTGAGGTTCGGATAAAACTGAGACCCCTCGCAGAACTTGTAAGTGGTGCTAATCCAGAAAATGCTACAGCAAATCTCAAAAAGATTTCACTTGATACAGAGTTTGTGTTTCTCACCGATAACGAGAGAAACTACATGATGTCCAGACCACTTGACTATGTCATCACTCAGGTACAAATGTCAAAGTTTGTGATGAAAGCTGGTGAAAACACAAAGTCGGTGATGCTCAACTTTTCACATCCAGTGAGGGAACTCTTCTTTGTGTCACAGTCTGAAGCAGCTGTTACCGCAAATCATCCAAATAGATATAACACTTTGTCAAATGTAAAACTTCAATTTAATAATGAAGTTGTTTTTGATAGAGGTAGAAAGTTTCTTGTATATGAACAATCCCTCAAACATCACATTAGTCCACCAGAATATGTAGCCGGCACAAATTATAAACAATCAGAGTTTGGAATGTATAGTTTTGCCCTAAAACCAGAAGTGTATTACCCAACTGGACAAGTTAATATGAGCCGTATATTTCATAAACTCCTCACAATTCAGATAGACCCAATCAATGATAGTGACAATAATAATACCAGAGTGTACGCCGTAAATTACAACATACTTCGTGTTGATAGTGGATTAGCTGGTTTAAAATTTTAGAATGCTATAATAGTAATGGCTGGTGTTGTTCAGCTCTTGGCATCTGGTGCTCAAGACAGGTTTTTTACCATAGACCCAGACTATACATACTTTTTGCAAAGTTTCAAGAAACATTCAAACTTTGCAAGAGAATATGTAGACATAGACGCAGAGACGGCTGTTGACTTTGGTGGCAAGGCAAGATTCAAAGTGGCTCAAAATACTGGTGATTTGTTATTGACTCTCAGTGTGAAGATTAAGTTGCCAACCATTTCAACCATACTATACACAGATCCAAGATTTATAGAATCTATTGGTCACGCTCTCATTGAATATGCCGATCTCATTGTGGGTGGAAAAGTCATTCAGAGACTCACAAGTGACTATCTTCAGATACATTCGGAGCACTTTGTTACACAAACAAAACAGAGGGCTCTGAGACAACTCATAGGAAAGTATCCAGAACGAACAATTGATACAAGGGTTTCAGACAAGGATATTTTGGGTAACATTGGAACTGCAGACACCGAGGATGAATTCTTTGTGGACCTTCCATTTTACTTTTACAATAATCCAGAATTAGCAGTGCCTCTCTGTGCCATTAAGAAACAGGAAGTTGAAGTTGAAATTAAAATAAGAAATCATGATCATCTGATTATAAAGGGTACAACTGGAGAACTTCAAGCAGTAACACCTGGTAGTATTCATCTCAAAGACTTTTCATTGTGTGCAGAAGTTGCTTTTATTGATCCTTGTGAGAGAATCAAAATTGAGAATGAAAAGATGAGAGATTATATCATCACACAAGTTCAACAAAATGTATTTGATGTTGCACAAGGTGTACAAGATGCTGGATTCAAATTGGATTTTTACAATCCAGTGAGGGAGCTCTACTTTGTGATTCAAAGACAGGGGGATACAGGAACTGGTGAGGGTCAATTTATAACCCCATTTGATTACGATAATACGCTCGCAGACACAGGTGGTAAGTATATTCTTTATGAAAATCTTGATTATCTTACCCTCGATCTTGATGGCCAACCCATAATTACACAGGAAACTGGGAATGTTATATTCCTTAAGGCTGTCCAGGCAGCCATTCATCACTCCAAGACACAACTTATTAGACGATTCTACTCGTATAGTTTTGCACTTGAACCAGAAAAGTGGTATCCAACGGGTCAGATCAACTTTAGTCTTGTGAAAGAGCAAATACTCAACCTAAGTCTGACCCCATGTGCCGATTATGCAAGACAAGTTAGAGTCTACGCTGTGAGTCACAATATCCTTCGCGTAAGTGAGGGAACTGCCCGAACTCTTTTTGATTTGAAATACTAAGAAAGATGATGAAAACCGGTTTTGGTGAATCTTCTGGGGCTTACGAGGAGTCCCAACAACAAGCCCTCATGGGGATACTTCTCCCCGTTCTTGAGAGAAGTATGGTCATGGCAGCCGAATATTCCAAAGCGTGTGGTCGTAACACGGTACTCTCAGAAGATATGGAATATGCGATTAAGTATTGTGTGATGTATACAGTTGGTCAAAACATTGGATCCCTCTATCCAGAGATTTATGACGAAGAGTCTTCAGACGAAGATGACCTTGAGGAGATTCCCCCAGAAGACTGTCCCCCATTTGAGAGATACTCTGGTAATGACACTATCTTCAGACAGATGAATGAGGCCTACGACCGTTGGGAACAGTGGGTTCCACAAAGTCCGGTAGAAGAGATGTTAAAAAATGCTATTAATAGTAATGAGTACATCGGAGCCGGAGGGATGGACGATTT